AGCTGTTTCACTTACTCAAGGTACAGTTCAGTTAAACCACATTAACGTTGCAAGATACGTAAAGGGTAAAACACTTTGGAACACAATATCAATGACATTGTTTGATCCAATTACCCCTAGTGGTGCTCAAGCTTGTATGGAGTGGGTAAGATTACACCATGAATCAGTGACTGGTAGAGATGGCTACTCTGATTTCTATAAAAAAGATCTTACCTTAAACATTTTAGGACCCGTTGGTGATATCGTATCAGAATGGATCATTAAAGGTGCTTTAATTACAGAAGCTACCTTTGGAGACTATAGTTGGGACAATGAAAATGCTGCTCAAGAAATTAGTTTAACTGTACAACCAGATTACTGTATATTAAACTTCTAATATATTTCACCCTCCTTTTTAAAAATTGCTTGGCTTAGGTCAAGCTTTTTTTTATATTGAATGTCAATACTAAAAGGAACAGTTCTTTGACATTTTAAAAAGAACAATATATGGAAAATTTAGAATTTATGTTAGGTGTCCTATCCACAGTAGGTGTATTCTTAGTAGGGTATGCTTCGATAGGAGTGTTTAAGGTGAAAACCAAAGTTAAAGATATTAACCAATCTGTAGAAAATGCTTATTTTACTATGGATGAAATAGGTAAAGACTTTAATAATGAAATTAAAGATTTACGATTAGATTACCAAAATCAAATTGATGAGATTTATAGACATATAGATTCAAGATTTGATAAATTTGAAAATAAAATTAATAAAAAATAATTACTAACCTGTTTTAAGAACTTTCCTTTTTAGTATTTATTATAGACAAAAACGTTTTAATTAAAATAGATTATGGCCGAATTCAAGTTTCCGACCGAAGAAGTAGAATTACCTTCTAAAGGTCTTTTATATCCAAAAGATAATCCTTTATCAAGCGGTAAAGTAGAACTCAAATATATGACTGCTAAGGAAGAAGATATTCTTTCTAATCAATCCTATATTCAAAAAGGAATTGTTTTAGATAAACTACTTAGCTCTGTAATTGTAAGTAAAGATATTAATATTGACGATTTAATTGTAGGAGATAAAAATGCATTACTAATTGCTACTCGTATTTTAGGATATGGTAAAGATTATGAAGTAATAGTTAAAGGACAAAGTTATACCCTTGATATGTCCACTCTTGAAAATAGAGAAATAAATGATAGTGATTATGAAAGAGGAAAAAATGAGTTTACATTTACAACTCCTTCAACTAATACTATATTAACTTACCAATTAGCTACAGGTAGATTAGAAAAACAAATTGATAGAGAAATAGCAGGTCTTAAAAAAATAGATAAAGAAACTTCAACTGAGTTAACTACAAGATTAAAACATCTTATTACATCCGTAGATGGAAGTTCAGAAAAAAAGGACATTAGAGATTTTGTAGATAACCATTTTTTAGCTAGAGATTCTCGTGCTTTTAGAGACCATATTAAAAATACACAACCTGACGTAAACTTAAATTATACTTTAGATAGTGGAGAGGAGGTAGAGGTCCCTATTGGCCTAAGCTTTTTTTGGCCTGACTATCAATAATGCCCCAGAAGTTAGGATAAACTTATTCAAAATAATTCACCAAATAGTATTTCATGGGAAGGGTGGATATGATTATTCTTCTATTTATAATATGCCTATATGGCTCCGCAAATTTACCTTTTCTGAAATAGATACCTACTATAAAGAAGAAAAAAAAGCTATTGAAGATGCAAATAAGGGCAAAAAAGGAGGTAATACTAAAACCTTAATCAGTTCAGATGGTAAAGTAAATACACCTGAGTTTTTAAAAGCTTCTCAAGATTTTAGAGGTAAAACAAGCTATAAATAATAATATTTATAATAAAACATATTATATATGGCATCACCCTTAGATCAAATACAAAAACTCAATAAAGAGATTCAGGATCTTTCTAAGCAATTAGGTAAGGATATAAAAATTTTTGATGTTAATGACTTAAAAACAGCTGAACAAGTTTTAAAAGGGTTAAGAGCTGAAATAAGGGATATTCAAAGTGATATAGGTAGTATTGCTTCCGCATTCAAAACTGTTGTAGATGAAATTTCAAAATCAAGCAAGGGATTAGCGGATACTAAAAAATCTTTTAATTCATTATCTGGTTTAGCTCAAAAATTAAAAAATGATCAAGAGGGTATAAGTAAATTAAACAAAAAAGATTTACAAAGCATTAATGCAAAAATTAAAGCTGAAAGAGAAAATTTAGTTACAACTCGTGATGTATTAAAAAATAAAAAAAGTACAGTAGGGTTAACTAAAGAAGAAGAACAAGCTCTAACAGAAATAAACTCTATACTTACAGGGAATGATGGTTTATATAAAAACCTTTTAATTACTGCAAAATCTAGATTAGACCAAGAAGAAAAAATTAATGAGGCTATGGGTCTTGGGGGTGCCTTAATTGGGGGTCTTAAAAAAGGTTTAGATAAATTAGGTTTAGGAGGTTTAGTTGATCAATTAGGAATTGATGATGCTGAAGAGGCAATGTCTAAAGTAGCAGATAAAGTTACTAAAGGGGGAACAGAAACAGCAACATTTGGGGGTAAAGTACAAATTTTAAAAGCAGGTATAGGTTCATTGGGTAAATCCATGATAAAGAACCTTACAGATCCCTTAGCATTATCTAAATTATTATTTGATGAAGTCATAGCTGCCCTCCAGGCATCTGATAAGGCAACAGGTGAATTAGCTAAGGGTATGAATATGTCATACAATGAAGCAAGTTCAATGCGTAATGAACTTCAGTCAGTTTCTAATCTTTCAGGGGATATATTAATAACTACAAAAGGATTACAAGAATCTCTTATGGCTGTAAATGCTGAATTAGGTACCAATGTAATGCTTAATTCTGAAAATTTAAAGACTTATACCAAATTAAGAGAAGCAGCAGGTCTTACAATGGAAGACCAAAAAGGTATTGTTGCCTTAACTAATGCTACTAAAGGTAATGCTGAAGATATTACAAAAGAATTTTTAGGTGCAGCAAGAGCAACCGCTACTAATAATAAAGCAGTTTTAAACGAAAAAACTTTATTAAAAGACATTTCAAACATATCAGCAGCTACAACTTTATCGTTTGGTAAAGATGCAGGTTTAATAGGACAAACTTTAGCTAAGGTAAAGGCTTTAGGTATGGAAATGTCTAAAGTAGATGATATAGCAGGTAGTTTACTTGATTTTGAATCCTCTATTGAAAACGAATTACAAGCTGAATTAATGCTAGGTAAGGATATTAACTTAGAAAAAGCAAGACAAGCAGCTTTAAATAATGATTTAGCAACAGTAGCTTCAGAAATAGCTAAACAAGCGGGTTCAGCCGCTGAATTTACGAATATGAATAGAATACGACAGGATGCGTTAGCCAAAGCTGTTGGTATGAATAGGGAAGAATTAGCAAAAATGTTATTTGTCCAAGAACAAATAGGAAATGTATCTGAAGAAGAAGCAAATTTAAGAGAACAAAGAATAAATAAATTACAAGCTGAAGGCTTATCTAATGAACAAATTAAAAAGAAACTTGGTGAAGAATCTTTTGAGGATTTAAAAAACCAAGCATCTGTACAAGAAAAATTAAATAAATCTGTTGAAAAATTAAGAGAAGTATTTATATCTTTAGCAGGTCCGGTAATGCAATTAGTATCTCCCATTATAGACCTATTAATCCCAGCACTTGCTGGTATATCTTTTATACTTGAACCTGTTTTTACTGCTTTTAGGGGTATGTCTGAAATATTAACAGGAAGTTTTGACACCCTTTCTGGATGGGAAATGGTATTGGGTGGCATATTAACAGTTATAACAGGTATTACAGTGGCTACAAAAATTCAAGCAGGTATAACAGCTGGTATAGCTGCTATGAATGCAGTTATTGCACTTCAAAAGAAATTACAATCTAAAGAAGATTTAAAATTATTAGCTCTTGGTAAAAGTAAAATAATTCAACTTGCGGCACAAGCTGCTTTATGGGCTTTATCTAATCCCTTTAAAGCTTTATTAGGTTTAGCAGCCGCGGCAACAGTAGGAGCAGTAGCTATGAACTATAGCAAAGTAGGGGATTTAAAAATAGACCCTAATGGTGGTCCTATTGTATCATCCCCAAATGAAGGAGGTATATTTCAAGGAACTAAAAATGATGAGTTAAGAATGGGGCCTACTAGGGCATTAGACATGGCTACACAAGGTGGAGGTAGTCAAACGCAAGTTGTTCAAAGTGTAACAGATATGAGTACAACAAATAAATTATTAGCACAACTAGTTAAGAAAACCCCAGAAATGGCTCCTTTAGGTTTATATGAAATACAATAGTTTAATATTTATAATAAAAACAATTAATCATGAGTTTAAAAGACAAATTAATTAATGGCGATTCTAGCTTAACTAGCTTAAATGGAACAACCCCTCCAATTCCTAATAGACAAATTTCTACTCTACATAAGGAATATTCAAATGAGGGT